GGAAGCCATGGAGATGCGTCCGGATACCGTACCGCCGCCCTCACTCCGTAGCTGGTTTATATGGCCGTGGATGCGGTCCTTCTCTGCATAGCGGAAGATGCTCGACAGGAAGGTATTTCCAATCTTGTCGTACTCTCTGGCTTCTGCAATTTGCTGGGCAATGGGATGCTCATGCTGGGCCAGGAAATTCTTGGTAAAGCTAGGGAGCCCGGTTTTGGTTCTACCGTAGGGGATCTTCAGTTGGTCGAACACCTTGGCAATAGACGCCGCTGCCCACAACTCAATGTCGAGGTCGGTTTGCTTTTTGATGTCGGAGAGGATCTTTTTGACGTGAGCAAAAAGAGACTGCTTGAGACGTTCGGCTTCATCCAGGTCTACCCGCACCCCGCGCCACGTCATGTCAATGCAAAGCGGAAGCACTTCCGATTCCAGGTCAAACACTTGCCACAAGTCTTCTTTTGCAAGCTCTGCCTTGAACGTCTGCCACAACTGGAGCGTGAGCCGTGCATCGGCCTCCGCGTACTCGCCAACAAAGGTGGCAGGAAGCTTGTACAGTTCCCCCTTTGGATCTACGCCAAATTCTTGCGCCGCTTCTCTTAGTGCGGCTTCGGATTTCATCTCACCCATGTAGTCGTAAGCGACGGCGTTGAGGGAATAGCTGAACCTGTTTTCATTCAACAAAGGTGCGGCCAGCATGGCGTCGATGATGCGGCCCTGCGGTTTGATGCCAATGCGCCGGAGCCAGCCTACGTCGTAGGCGGCATTATAAAAGATCTTATCGGAAGGGTGCTTGGCTATCTCTTTCTCAAACCACTTGAGGACAATCTTGCGGTCAAGGTTGCCGCCGCCCTCATGCCCAAAAGGCAAGTAGGCGTTAAACCCTTCATAACAAACAGCAATTCCTACTACGTCGCCGTTGCCCGTGGGCCAGCCTGGACCATGGCTCTTGAGCCGTGGGTCTTTGGTCTCCAGGTCTATTGCAATTTCCTTGACGGCGCTGGGGGTAGGAGGAAGCTCGTCCACCGGAACCCATTCGGTCTTGACGCCCCACTTGGGTTTTTTAAGATTCTGTTTCATCTTCCAACTCCGCTAGTCTGCACTCGTAGCTGACACCGGAGTACCCCGCGCCGTCCACGTAATCGTCCGGATTGAACGAGCCCAGTTTACGTCTGGCAACCTTTAAAAGTTCCATTAAATTCGCAACGTCGGAAGCAGAAATCTTTTCGACGTTCCATAAGTAACCGTTCCACAACCGCGCTATGTTTTCGTGGTTTTCCCACATACTACCGTGGGTAGCAGAGCGGTCACCTCCAACCAGCTTTATAGCTTTTTCCAGTATTGTTTTCGCCGTCATCTAATGACCTTTCCTCTACTTTCAATCCTATGGAGTTGGCGTATTCGATGCCCTGCTCCATGCCCCAGCTAATGCCTCTGTCCGTGTAGACGGCACAGAGGTCAGCTACACCGTACCAGTTTCGCGCCAGGGTCATGCCCATCTCGCGCTGCTCCGGTATGTTGTCGTCCAGCACTTGCGTGTACAGTAAGTGCGATACGAACGGAGACTCGCCTTGCAACAGCGAATGCCACATGCACTGCCGTGCGTAATCAATGTTATCCAGTAAAACAAAGCCCTTGTAGGGACTTTCAATGATCACTCTAAATTCTTCGTTTTTCATATTGCCCACCCTCTCTGTGAATCCTCTGGCATTTTTAAAACTAAATTCTGCTTGGTTCGTGTAATGCCCACATATAAAACGCGGTGGGCGTCGTCGGGATTGCGCTCCATGTCTTCCAGAGCTTTTCCGGACAGGTCCGTGAACAGGAGGACGTTGTCGGCCTCGCCGCCCTTGGCTCCGTGAATGGTGGACAATCTCACATTCGGTTTTTGGAATATGTTGATACCCCGATTGAGGAGAGCCGTCGCATAAGCCCGGTCCTCATCACGGATGCGGTCAAGCGCCTTGTCCCAAGGTACGTCAGGAATCTCTAAACCAAAGTGCTCGCGCAAGATGCCCAACGTGAACAGATCCTGATCGTTTGCGCCACTCAACATTTTCTTGGCACCACGCATCAGCTTGCCGTCGCCGCTGGAAATAAAACGGTACAGGTTCTGTGCATCCTTCAGGGACACCTCATGTCCCCCGTCCAGTTGGAGGTGATTCCAGGAACTGATGGCAGAACGCACCTTCTTGCTGAGAGAAGGCTTGTTGAACCGCTCAAAGAATTGTCCCGTGGAGCGCATCTCTGCGGCCACGGCGTCGAGCATGTAATTGGCTTGAGCCATGACCAGCCAGTTCTCGTCTCCAAAGTCAAAGCCTTGCGGATCATAAATGCGTGTGACAGAGCCTTCTTCGGTGCGCGGCTTCCAGTGCTTCTTTTGACGGTTGCGGATACGGGACGCCACAGAATTGGCAACGCGGTGAACGGAGCGGGGAATGCGGTAGGATTGCTCCAGGACTTCTGACCCACCAGAGAGACCAATAAAATGATCAATGTCGGCCCCGGCCCATTTGTAGATGCCTTGGTCGTCGTCGCCAGCAACATACATCCGGTCACTGCGCTCATCTAATTGGTTGGCAACTTGCCACTGCAACGGGGTCAAATCCTGGGCCTCATCTAGGAAAACTACTTGGAAATATGGAATATGCCCCGCACTGGCCGACAAGTCTACCATCATATCGGTAAAATCTTTTAAACCCTGAGATAATTTAAACCTCTGGTACTCTTTAAACAGGTGTTCAAACTCGTAGAGCGGCATTTGAAGATTGCAAAAGTTGTATGCGTACTCAGGCCCTTGGAGCGTGTTCCGTGCTATGTCTATGCAGCGCATGATGGGATGGTTGGAGCGCAAAATGCTGAAGCCGTCGTCTTCCACGCTTTCGTTTGTAGAAGACAGGTCAACGCCTACCGTGTTTCCAAATTCTTTGAGGTTGGAATCGGACAGGATGTCGGAGTTGTTCAAGCCCAGAAGTAGAAAGGCTAGGCTGTGCAGGGTTCGGAAATAGGTGAAGTCGTTTTCCGGGTCCAGCCCAAAGCGGTTGACGGCGCGGTCACGGGCCTCGTGCGCCGCCTTCCGGGTAAATGCAAAGTAGCCAATGCTGGTTGGCGGCATTCCACCAACCAGGAGTTCATCCACTTGGTTGAGCAAAGTAGTGGTCTTTCCCGTACCGGGAGGACCAAAATACCTAAACATGCGACGGGCGGTTTTGTATGACCCGTGGGCCGTCTGACTTGAGGAAAAAATCCACCTCATAGCCCAACGTGTTAAGGATTTTCTCTACTTTATATATAGACAGGTGGCGCGGAGCTTTGACATTTTCGTATTCGGCAATTGTGCGTTGCGGCATGTTGGCTTTCTTGGCTAATGCCACCATGCTTAGACCGGCCTCCTGTCGTATCTCGCGCAGTAGGATTTGCCAATGTATGGGTACGATGTCACCGTGCATGATTCCTCCTTTAGAACGGTACGTCCTCATCCTCAAATTTTGAACTAAAGTCTTCTTCAATCTTGGCGAACGCTGGTATTGACCAGCAACGAACGGTGCGCCCTTGGATGCGGAACTGTTCGGCGCGGCCATCCATGTCGCGTAGGCGCTGGGCAATCTTGTTTGATCTGTATTCAAAGAACTTGTTGCGTTTCAGAAACGCCTCAAAATCCTTGAGCCGGAAATAGGTGCGGCCTTCCTCTTCATCCGTCCACGGGCGGCGCAGAAGGATCTCTTCTTTATCCAGTGCCGTCTGCATGTGCGTCGAGAACTCCTCAAGGAGGTCATAGAACTGGCCGCGTAAGCTGGTATCATCTGGCGTGGAAATAACCGCTCCTTCTGTTTGCACCATTTGACTGAGGAGGTTGTTCATCCCCGCTTCCCAAGCTTGCTTCGCCATGGTGCGCGGCATGAAATTGATTTGCTCCATGCATAGGATTTGAAAGCGCGGCTGCTTCTGTAAGGCTTCGGTATCCAGTTCAACCGGAGAACCGTTCACGTCGAGGAACCATAGCGGCGGTTCGCTGTCATACTTACGGAGGTTGGCTACGGTTGGAGTGTTCGTCCCTCCCCCCACGCCATGCTTGCGGCTGCGGCATAAGTCCTTGTTGCAGAAATTGCAGATGGGTTGGTCGGCGCACTTGTACTGGTAGTCCTTCTTTTTGACTTGGTCGGCTACCACGTTGACTTCTTTAAGATCAAGCGGTGGATTAAAGACTTGCTGGTTGTACTCCAGGATCTTCTTTTCCCAATCGTCGGGGCTCGACTTGCGTAGGTATACGCCCACGTTAAAGAGGCCGTTGTTGCGGGTGCCTTCCGGGAAGCCCTGTCGCAGAAGAGCCTGTAAGCAAGGAGGGCCGTCCTTGAGGCGCTCGTCTATTTTGGGTTCTTTCTTGGACAGGAGCGCGTCAAGTTCTTCCTGGGTAATGGCAATGGCTTCGGCCATGTCCAGGAACTCTTCAAGAGTGGCGGCGCTGCCATCCGGGTTGAATGCATAGCGCAACCCTCCATCCTGTTTGAAGTAGGGGAGGTTCAGGAAGTTTCCGGTATCGCCACGGTCAACCAGAAGCTTGATCTGCTTGGGGAAAATCTCAGTGTTGGCTGCATAGCCCAGTTCGCTGGCAAGTTCTTTCAGTTTCAACTGCACCTTTTCGGCGTCTACAAAGTCTTTAAAAAATAAGAATAAATGTGCGCCACCGGATTTACTGCGGCAGACGATCAAGGGGAGCTTTTGTTGGATGATGTTCTTGATTATTTCTGCATGGTCCAAGGGGTATTGGTCTATGTCGATGGCACCCCAGACGCATACATTGTCTTCGTTGATCGGAACAACGCCAATGCTGACCTCACCCTTCAGGTGGGATTCATAAGTGGCCTTGGTCCGTGGTTCGCGGACAATTTTGTAATTGCCCTTCTGCTTACCGTTGGCGTCCTTAGTGGTCAGGTCCACTGCGCCATACGCTTTATTCAAGCCACGGAATAGCCGTGCAAATCTGTCAACCGTATTCGTCATGGGAAAACGGGGGAGGGCGAGCCTCCCCCCTAGTCCTATTAGAACGGCGTGTTTTCGTCAGAAGAAGAGCCGTCATCCTCGCGCACATGCTGCACTTTGACATCACCTGCCTGGATAGATTGGGCTAGAAGACGGGCTTCCGCATAGAGGTTTGGATCTTCGATGACAGCATCTTTAGTTATCTGCCACCCGTGCCACGAACCGCTTTTGTTTTCCTCACTGGCCGTGGACAGATGCCAAATGTGGCTGAAGCGAGGCGGTGTGAAAAGGTTGCCAGTAGCGTCCTTCATTTTGATGGACTTGATGGCAGAGTTCCACTGCTTCGACTTCTTGAACTGGGTTGCTTTCATGGGGAGCAACGCCTGTTGTGCTACGCCATCCGCATCAACAACCAGAACATAATGCTGTGCAGTGCGCTCAAGATAACGCCCTCCACCATCGACAACCATGTCCTTGTTGTCTTCACTGCGCTCTGTTTCCGGAAGAGAATCGCCCGTCTGGTAGATTGCGTAGGGGGCTCCGGTTCCGGTGCCACGAGGCTCCCACTCAATCCACTCCAAGCGGTAGGCGCAAGGAATGACAGAAATGCCGTCTTTGCCCTTGATGACCTCTCTGGTCACGCTGTTGAAAATGTCCCCAGCCTTGGCACCATCCAACTCATCCAGTTGATCGGACATCTTTTGCAAGATTTTTATGAAGGGGATGGCAAGATCTTCAGAACCAAGATCGTTGACACCAATTCCGGCATCCGCTGCAAACAGATCCGTGACTTCCGTGGAGAGCGCAGTCTCCTTCCTTTTCGCTACGGCTTTAGCCATGATTATTTACTCCTCTTAATGGTTGCTCGTTGACTTATGAAAGCGCCGAATAAATCCAGCGGGACGGCGTCACCCGCTTCTACACGTTCCCGGAGCCAAGCCTTCAACGTCATGGGCTCAACCTTTTCCAACTGGTCGGGAGCGTATCCTTGTGAACCGCACAGGTTCATAAACTCTTCCGCAGCTTCGTCTTCGCCGCGTCCAAAGGTCACGGTGACGTTGTTCTTTACGAGGTCACCAAACTCATGGTCGCGCAGCCACTGGAACGCTTCTTCGCGGCGGTCCTTTGAAATGGACGCGGAGTAGATAGGCTTGACCGAAATCTCTGACCCATCCGTCAGGGTGAATTTCTGCAAGCCCATTTCTTCCAGAGCTTCTGGAAGCTGCTCGTCCGTGATTTTATGAAGTGCGGCCTTTGTATCTTTCATGGCCCGCTCGTGTTCAGCGAGCTTTTGCTCCAACGTGGCCGCTTCATTTGCCAGCCTAGACACGCCGTCAAGTTGGCCGTCATCTAGCTGGTCTATTTTGTCGGGGGAGCTTCCGCTATCGGAAGCCATCTCTGATAAAAGATCGTTCATCGTGGTTCCTCTTTTCTTGTTTAATGAATCGATGGTTGACTTAACCATCAACATCCCTTATATGGGGATATATCAAACAAAGCAAGAGAAATCTTCGGTATGTCGGAATTTATTTTTAAGACCCAACCCTACGCGCACCAGAAGGAAGCCTTCGACGCGAGCGCCGACAAGGACAACTATGCGCTGTTAATGGATATGGGAACGGGCAAATCGAAGGTGGATATCGACACCACTGGATATAATTTTGAAAAGGGTAAAATTGACTTCGCCCTTATGGTAGCACCCAAGGCCGTGGTAGCCAACCTCGCAAACGAAATAGAAACGCATTTGCCGGAGCGGATAGCCCGTCAAGTGGTCATCTGGAAACCCAGCCTCACCAAAACAAAACGAGACGAGCTTCGGGAGCTTTCCAAAAAAGATCCCAAGACGTTGAAGTTTTTGCTGATGAACGTAGAAGCTTTCAGCAGCAAAAAAGGCGTGGACGTAGCAGAGTATTTTGTAAAGAATTTTGACGTGTTTATGACCGTCGATGAATCCACAACTATCAAAAACAGAAAAGCCAAACGCACCAAGGCCCTTTGTAAGATAGGCGAGCAGTGTGTTATGCGGCGCATCCTGACGGGCTCTCCGGTTACACGCTCCCCCATGGACCTGTACAGTCAAATGGACTTTTTAAATCCACGCATACTGGGTTTCAAAAGCTACTACGCTTTCCAAGGCCGCTATGCTGTCGTGCAGCGACGGACCATGGGCGCACATTCGTTTAACCACATTGTCGGGTTTCGCAGGCTGGACGAGCTTACAGAAAAACTGCAAGAGCACTCCTACCGGGTGCGGAAAGAAGACTGCCTGGATCTACCAGACAAGGTGTATGTAAAACGCGAGGTGGAATTGACCAAGGAACAAACGTCTGCCTACACGCAAATGAAGCACCTCGCACTGGCGCGATTGGGCAGTGGTGAGTTAGCCACCACACAAAATGTTTTGACACAGATTATGCGGCTGCAACAAATTTGCTGTGGTCACCTAACAGACGATGACGGTACTATACATGAAGTGAAATCAAACCGCCTGTCGAGTTTGCTCGACATTTGCGACGAGATACAGGGTAAGGCGATCATCTGGGCGACATGGTCCATGGACATTCGTTCGATCACTGAGGCCCTGCGAGACCGATTTAGCGTACTATCGGTCTCACCGCTCCACGGTGAAACACCTGATTCTGAGCGTCAACAGATCGTGGAATCTTTCCAGGATCGACAATCGGAATTACGTTTCATCGTGGGGCATCCCCGCACCGGAGGGTTTGGGCTGACGCTTACAGCCGCCACCACGGTTATCTACTATTCAAACAGCTATGACTTGGAGCTTCGGCTTCAGTCAGAGGACCGCGCCCACCGCATAGGGCAGACCAACAAGGTCACTTATATAGACTTGATTTCCCCGAAGACGATTGACGAGAAGATTGTCAGCGCGTTGCGCGGCAAGATAAAGATAGCGGATCAGATATTGGGGGAAGACGTGCGGGCTTGGTTAAGCTAGGTCCGTCCAGCTACTGCCGTCGAAGACACGGGCCGTCTTTCTTAGATCCTCATTTATAGTGTAACTGCAATGGACCCAGCCACTGGCGGGTTGGCCTTCCTTGTAAAACTCCAGGATAAGCTGGTCATACTCACAGTTCTCTTTTACCCAGAGAGCCACTTCCTTGTTGGAAATTCCGGGGACTTCAAAGTCTACGGCTTCTCCCGTGGTGTGTTGCGACTTGTCCGAAGAACCGATAGCGCGGTTTAGCTCCAGGCAGCGGAAGCCGCTGTTGGGGATGAACGGTATGCCGTACTGATTGCGGACGGGCTCCAGGATTTTGTCGCAGACAAGGGTAAGGTTTTGTATTTGCTCTTCGTCGGGTTCGTTGGTAATGCCCTGTCGTTCTGCCGTACTGGACTTGGTTAGCTCGCTTAGATAAAAATGGTCCGAAAGCTTCATCCTACCATCTGCCTTGGCTTACAATTAACCGACATAATTCCGCCATCTTTTGCAAACACTGGATCCATTGGTCCAAACACCTGTTGACCACGTTGCATGGTATCGGGGGAGGCAGCGGCAACTTGCTGCGGCAACGGCTGGACCGGACTGACTTGGCTTAGTACGGATGCGGCAGAGGGAGGCTGCATAGGCCGCGCCGCCATTTGGCGCGTGGGCGGTGCTTCGGGAGCCGCTTCCGTTACGGGGCCTAACACGGGGCCTTCTAATTCCTCATATTTTGTGGGTTCTCCAATCTCGTATAAGATACCGGGAGCCCGTCCCATTCGACGCAAGCGTTTTCCGTTTTTGGTAATAAAGCTTTCATGCGCCCATAATTTAAATCTTTGAGGAAAGCTTAATCCTTCAGTAGGAGAAACTAGCGGAAATTCTGCCATTGCTTCTGCGGCCAGTTTAGGATTCATTAGCATGTCTACAATAAGCTTCTCAACGGCAACTCCGCGAATGGCCTCTACCATTTTTATAGCTTGCCGTCTACCCACGCCTGTTAAAACTAAAGCACTTACTATGTTGTCCATTGCTCTGGCAGTAAGACCACCTAGCATTCGACCAATGTTCCCCGCCAATTCTGGGGAGCCCTTATCTTGTAGCGCAACGCCTCGTTGTGCTGCTTTGCTTATAGCAAACTGGTCTTGGGCTCCTTGTGCAATTTTGCTAAAGAGTACAGGTGCTTCTTCTCCATACAGCCCGGAAAGAAGTCGAGATATCTGTGGGGACTGAGAAAGTTCCATAAGCTTAGTCGGATCCCAAAGCCGTACATCCGTTCTTAACGATTGCGATAGTCGTAAGGCTTCCTGCGCTGCGGGACTCCCGTCACCGGCTCCGGTTACGGCTCTTTTTATAAGAGCTTCCGCCACCGCTTGTTTAAAACCTTCTAGAGCGGGATTGCTACCATCCTCTAGTCTTCCCTTTTCTAGAATCTTTAAAGTGTTATTCAAAGTTTCAACGGGCTTACCTATTGGATTTTCATAAGTTTTTAAAAAGGTTTCTCCCAACGTCATAGGATCAGGGTTATCTAAAAGAGTTGCCGCAGAAATAATTTCTGAATCTTGCTTGGCGGCATTTTCTATAAGAGTTCGGAATCCTTCCTCTGTAAAGGTTTCGTCAAAAGCTTTGGCAACGTGCAACTCTTCGATTATCGTATCTAGATTAGAAGCTTTGGCATTCTTTATAGATCTAGCCACACGCTCCGCGTTAGCTAAATCTTCAAAACCCGTGTCTTTTCCAGTAGCTTTCGCTAACCATCCGATAGCCGCCTTGTTATCATTTATCCATTTGGAAGCCGCAGATGAATTAAATTCGGTGCCACTACCAAACTGGCTAAACCTGTCCCAGAGCGTGTTTCTTACTATATCAATATTAGCGGGAGTGTTCTGTGTTCCTTCTACAACTTTAAACCCGTAAGATCGACCTCCATCGCCCACAAGCATTCTTTCAAAAGGAGGTGGGGGAGCTTCCGCATATTTTTGTAAATTAAAGTCTGGATTAAATTCTGGAGAAGTTGTTCCGTTATCATTAACCACCATTCGGACAGGGGTGTTATCTCCTGTAGTTATTGGTGTTAAAGCATTTTCCAGTTCTCGTAAGGCAACGTCCTGCTTGCCCCTGTCTTTGGACCCTGGAACAAGAGTGTCTATTGTTCTTTCGATAGGAACACGTGGTTCCCCTGTCCTGGTAAATCCACGAAGTTTTCCAATACTCCCCTTTTCAAAAACATGCTTTTTGAGGGCGGTTGCTCTTACTGCTGCTTGTCTCTGTAAAACATTAAAGGTAAAGTTTTCGGGGTCCTCAATGGCTCGCTGAAGATCACTAATTGTGTCTGAAATTGCCCGAATCTTTTTGGCATTGCTCGTGGCTCCTTGTCCTACTTCATGGGCCAACTCCCGTTTTAGATGCGAGATGATGTTGTGAACCTCTTGCCCGCTCCGGCCAACCGGAACACCGTCCACTGTTTTTACACCTAATGCACTGGTATCTAGTATTTCGTCGGCAACGTTTACCTCTGCGCCTTCGCTGGTGACCTTGGCTCCCATCGTAATGTCTAATTTGCCTTGTGCTTCAAGAAGAGCACTTTCTTGTTTTCTTAGCTTCTCCATCGCTCTGGTGAGTACGCCTGCTTGCTTGTCATACGCCTTACGCGCCGATTCTGGCAATCTCTCGCGCCACAATGGACCCAAGGTAGCTCCTTCAGCAAGCGCACTTTGTTCGCTTTTTATGTCGGCCATGAGTTCGGCTCGCGACCCTCTAAATGAAGGAAAGTGTCCAGCCCCTACGTCGTACAGTTCTTTTTGTAGCTCTTCTAAACGGGCCTTCACATTGGCTTTCTCTATGTCCTCTAGTTTAGCTTGTTCGCGGCTTACAATAGCGTCTTGAGCCTCCGCTTCTCGCCGCAAAAATGCCAGTCGGTTTTCTTGCGTCGCAACTTTTGTTGCGTCGGGTCCCGCGCCCTTTGCTGCCTGCTCTACTAACGCGGTGCGGCCCGCAAGCATCCAGAGCCACTTGCTCTGATTCTGTGCTTCTCCAGCCTGTCCCCGAATGGCGGCTGCTTTAGCTGCAAAGTGTTCACCAATGGGAACACCATCAATAAGAAGTTGTGGTCCAAGATCTTGTCCGTCAGGAGTTATAAAGGACTCCGTCTTAGGTGCATCAAAATTATCTATGCTTTTCCAAAGAGCGTCTTCGTAAAAGTCCATTTCTTTGTAAGCGGTATCAAGTTCTCTACGAATAGCAAAGTCAAAGTTGGCTCTTTCCTCATCGGACATCTTCTCAGGCATCCGTTCTCTCCAGCCCTCTACTCGCATTTGAGCATCAGCAAGTAATTCGTCGCGGACTTTAGCTACGCGACTATTAACTTTGTCAAAAGCCAGTTGTATAGCTTCCAGACGTTCCGGAGAGATGTTGGTGCTTTGCCCTTCTTGAACTGCTCTAAGAATATTATCAGTATAGACATATGCCCCAGTTCCTTTTCCTATATTCCAATCTTCTTGTAGAGAAAGTTTTTTGGGATCTCCATCGTGCTTTATTCCACCAACATCTAATTTAAGAATAAGGTCATCTAGAGCATCAAAAATTGAGTTACTTCTCTCTATCATACGTTCAGAATATTTTGCATACGCCTGTGCGCCTATTTTCCCTTCCGTTATTGTCTTTAGGTGACCTTCCTGAAAATTTGACCACCCCCTAAGTTTTTCAATCACGTGTCTTTGAGCGGCAATCTGTTCCGTAGTTGGAGGACGGTCAGAGCTAAGAGCTTCTGCAAGTTTAGCTTCCAAAACGTTTGCTTCAGAACGGGCCAATTGGGGCGTTGTGTAAGAAATCCTCGTAAAAGGATCCATCTCGCGACCTTCTGTGAGAGCGAGGCGAAGTTGCTGAGTAACATCTAATATTTCTGAACGGTTTCTCCAATCAGAACCCAAAGATTGAGGTGTTTGAAGAGCGTGGGCCGCAGCTTTTCTAGCCCCGGAAGGTGTAAGACGTTCGGTGAATCCCCTAGCCATTTGCAGAGGCCACTTAACAATTGGCGTTTTTAATCCTATGTCCCAAGCAGCACGGGTTGCTGTCATGCCGCCAATAGGAAGAAGAATTCCGCCCCCCGCCATAACCGTGTTTTTCATCCATTGAGGAGCGTCGGGGTAAACGGCATCCAACACCTCTATGGAGGTCACCATGCTTCCTCCAACTGCCGTTCCCATGATGGTTTCATAGGCGGCGGCAGTCTTGGGCCGCGTCATTTGCAATTCACTTATCGCATTTAATACCGACTGATAGGTAACATTTTCTGCCGATTTAGCGAGTTGAACGGCCAACTTTCCAATAACGGCACCCTCCATAGGAGCCCCCGCCGTTATCTGAGTAATAAGAGATATATACTTCTTAGCTTTGGTGCTTTCATCTGGCGTCATATCAAAAGCAAAGGGTTGCAAAAGGGTTGCAACCCCCACTTTTTCTCCACCTAACACTGGAACGGGAATGTCAAAATCAAACACTGAAACAGATTCTGGAACCGTAACACTCCCTACTCCAGACTCTATTCCTTTACGAGCAACGTCACCGACAGCTTCAAAGCCAGCAACTATTTGTTTAGATCCCAACCAAGGATCAGCGGACGAGGCATACCTATCAGAAGGTATGTTTCCCTCAAAACCTTCCGCAGCCCATTTTGCCAAATTTACAGGTGCGTCCACGCCTACTCGTAAAAGCAGGTTTGCAATCTCCACAGGAGCCCCAACAAGATTTGGTACCGCTTTTTGTATCGCAGGAGAAATTGTTTCCTCCCATAGAGAGCCCTGATCGGATGGCTGGTCCACAGATCCTACATCTTGCAGAACCACGGCAAGGGCATCTAGTCCCTCTTCTGAAGAAAGATCACCAGGGGGAAACTGCATCATGGGAAGGGTGAAACTAGATCCCCCTTTCGTTGCGGTGTACGTCCAGTTGTTTCCACCAGCATCTGGAACGCCAGAAGCAGAATCTACTGTAACGTCGGGATAAAGAGGGTGTTTAATATCTGCCATGTTATCGGTCCAGCTTATGCTCTCTCTTCAACCAATCGGTATTAAACCTAACTAAATCGCGGTTATTGGGGTTTTTCAATCCGGCCTCGTTTACAATTGTTGTTGTCCACTTATTATTTGCGACATCCCAGATGGGTTGCCCATTCACATCTATAACCATAAGTTCATAATGAATAGGCTTACCAGGAACCGACTTTGAAACAAAATCAAGAACTCCCTTGTCTCTAAGTTGTGTCTGATTCTCCTTTGAATAAGAAGGAACAGCCTGCTTTGAAACTTTATATCGGCTATCCTTTAAAAAAGGATCATAGTAATTGTTTTTTCCTTTGATTTCTTTTAAATCAAACCCAAGAGTTGCGGCCTGAGTAAGAAGAGTTTTTGACGGCGCGAAGTCCCCAATGCCTTCCAGCATGCTCTGAATACCAGCCTTTAGATACCTGTCCAAAGCATTTATTTTATCAACTTCGTACTCAAAGTTTTGTCCTGCTTTAGGGAGCACCCCTTTCATCCCTTTAAGATCTTTATCAGACATCTTAGCGCCTTCACCTGCTCCCCTTAACAATTGTCTGGATACGATTTCACCCATAACCGGGAGGGTTGCTATAAACTCATTTGCGAACCTTTGTCCCTCCGGTGTTCGGAACCACGCCCCTATTTCTAAACCAACATACTTTCTTGCACCCACCTCAATAGGTCCTGTAAAAAATCCGGGAACCCCACTCCGACTCAGCGCGAGCCGCATTCTTGAAATGTTCCTATACGCGGCGAGAGCCGCCCCCAGTTCTTTCGCCGCCACTTTGTTTCCTGGTTTGGCCTGAATGGTAGCTCTATTTTCTCGCACCTTTTCTAGAGCTTTCGCTACTGCTGCATCTCTTTTTTCCGGAGTGTTGGCTTGAGAAGTTAGGGTTGCTGCGAGGGAGGTCCCTTTTGACAGAGCTTCCGCATCTACACGTGTTTGAATGGGATCGGGGTCATCGGATAAACGGGCAATCTCCGCTGAACGATTGTTTAAAGCTTCTCCTAATTGTTGCGAAGGCAGATTTGGAGATAAAGGAGCAGGAGACGTGGTATCCGCACCAAAAGGAACCCCAAGCTCTTGAAAAACCTTCAACCGCCCAATGCCGTTTTTATAATTAGCTATGTTTGGAACAGGCATGTTATCAAGAGTTTCGGCGGCTACGGGTTGCGTATTAAAACCTGTCGGAGCCGTCATGTACCTCGTAAGTTGAGCCTGCTTGCTTTTAAGTTGGGAAGGAGGCCGCTGCGCTCCTGGTGCAAGAACAGGAGGTTTCAACCCATATGAATGCAAAGACCGTTTAAGAAAATTAGTTACCGCCCGCTGATTTATATCTACTGGATCCTGCCCTGCTTTGAAGCCTTTGTCGTATAAGTTAAAGTAATCGGTTTCAATCATACGGAGAATACGTTTTCCATCATCGTCAGAGAGAGGCGTACCATTAAGATAGGTAAACGGTTGTTGGCCTGCTTTGTGTCGAAACGGGTCAAACTTAATAGAAGTGTTAGCCAGTGCTCCCGCTTCTTGAATTGCAGGAAACCTGTTCAGGAAGCCTTCAAAGTTGGCTTTGGCGTCCGCGCTATCCACACCTTTCGGATCTGTAGGCGCAAAAGGCTTGAAGTACATTTTGTACGAGCCTTTTGTGGATCCTATTTTAATTGCTGCGTTGTTGTCAGCGCGAACTTGAGTTAGTGCTCCATTTTTAGAGACAACTTTTGTCTCAACCACCGGACCAAGAATTAATTTTGACGGATCGTTAGGGTATTTAGGGTCTTGAATGTATTCTTGTGCCAATCCCGCGTCCGAAACACTAGGCTTAGAATCTTTAGCGTGTTTTGCAAAATAATTGCTGGCAGGCATGGCTTCATTATCTTGTGGAATATCAAACACACTCCCGCCGCCCACTCCTGCTAACTTTATCCATTGTCCGCCTTGTTGCCGAAGCTGGATAAGCCTTCCCTTGGCGTCTCTCTGTCCGATTCTATCCTTGTCTACCAGAACAAAGTTGTTGGCAACCTTTGGGTCAGTACTTTTAGGGATGGAGGCTCCAAGAAACGTCCAATTCTCTGGGTCGTTAATAGTGTTTCCGGTTAAAGAGTTAAATCCAGGTTGTCCTGGACCCTGTCTTGCCATGTGTATTATTTCGTCGGTAGTGTCATTTTGCAGATAACCTACGTTTGCAGCCTTGCCTTTACTTCCACCAACGCCCTTAAAATGGTCGGTGGATTTTACCATCATCTGCTTGTTGCCAGGAGAAAAAGACGATTGATCCCGCAGATTAGTAAAGACGGGGGTCTTTCCCTGTTGTCGTCCCTGCGTTATAGAACCGCTTTTATCTAAAACAGGGGTTGTGGGCAGTCCCTTGTCATCTGTCTTATAAAGAACAAAATGGCCTGAAAGAAGCTTATCGGTTTTTTGCCCAAGTTTCCAAAGTTCCAGCGCAACAGTGTCCTGGTCCTTCTTTCCGGCAGCGGCCTGTGTATAAGCAGCCAGCTTTACTTGACGGTCTTCGGCCTGCTTGGCTGCATCTATTGCAACCTTCCTTTCCATCAGTTTCGTAGCAACGGGGATCAGGTCGGCACCAACAGGAGCCAGAAGTTCGCGCCCTACTGTTGCAAAAGGAGATTCACCCCTTTTAGGAGTCGCCCCCATTGACGCAAAACCACGAGCCGCCAGCGAAAGAGCCGCTTGTAGCTTGGCGGCATCTTGGGCTTGCTGAAGTTGCTTGCTGTAGTCCGTGCTACCAAGAATTGCTTGTAAATCCGCAGCGCGAGAACCAACCTCTTCTAGGCTAGGACGTTCTCCAAATTTTGCATCTGTTACCGCCTGTCTCCATTGAGCAAGACCTGCCAGACCTTTTGGTGCAACCATAAAACGCTCCTAAACGATGCCTTGGTCCATGGGCAGTGGTTCGGCCATCTCTGCCATCATTGCCATGTCGTCCATTTCGGAGGGCCTGTCTGTTGGAGCCATGCCGCTGACGGCATTAACCAAGGCCCCCGTCTCAGCGGCCATGTTGTCCGCGACGGCGCTCTTGGTAGCGAGTTCCGTAATGCCGCCGTCCATCTCACCGACTTCGGCCAACTCTTCCTGCATCAGGGCTCCTATGCCTTTGTCTATTTCGGCAAGCTGCAACGTGGGTTGTACCAGAGCCAGCACCGAATCCGGAGTGCGGTCTGCATCGTCCCAACCAACCACGTCCGCCAAGCGGTTGCGGTAGGCTTCTATGTCCGCGCCGTCCTCCCAGACGGCATTCATTATGTCGCGGTAATCGCCTGCGGTATCCAATTGCGCCATAGTGGCAGAAGCTTCCTCACCAGCGGCGGCGTTGATTTCTTCGGCGGCAACCTCTTGCGTGGCCTGCGACATGTCCTGGCTTGCAGCCTGCAAAACTTCGGCAGGCAGCATTTCTGCCATAGCCGCCATTTCCATGTTCGGGTCCATGCCTTGAGCCATACCAGGGTCCATGGGCGGTGGGCCGGGAGGCATCATCGCCATTTCGGGAGGCATCATGCCTCCGTTAGCCATTCTGAACATCCGTCTGTTTAATACGCCTGCCATGATCTATTCCTTAATTAAAACAAGCTCCCAAGTTGCTTGGCAGCGGCCCCCGCTCCAAGAAGCCCTACGCCCGCACCCGCCGCTTGCTGGAATATGGACGGCGTTGGCGCACTGGGCGCTACCGTCGTACCAAGCGTCATTTGCGAGGACGGCGCACCCTTATACATATCAGAAAGCCAACTCATCCGCTGATACGGTTCGTACAGGTCCTGATATAGATTCTGACGTTTAGCATCCAGTTGTTGTTGCGCTATGCCGCGCTGTTCCGTACCAAGTGTCTGCAAGCTTGCAATGTCTTTAAGGCCCGCAGTCTGAGCAAGTTCGGCGGCTCCAAGTTGCTGACCGCCTATGGCCGCTTCCGCTTTGCCCAAGTCCCCGTACAATGCGCCAATACCACGCAACAACTCCGACTGCGCTTGTTGTCGGCGCTGCTGGTTTTCAAAAGAAGACGACGCCGTCTGAAGGGCTTGCTGATAATTTTGCGAATAAAGGTCAGCCAGGGTTCTGGACTTTACATCTTGGAAACCACGCCCCAGGTTCGCTCCCTCTACACCAAAACGGCTTCCTCCAAAAGCCTGCCCTGCACCTGCGGCCATCTGGTTGTACTTTATGGCCTCCTGACGCTGTAACTCCTTCATCGTCTGGTCGATGACTTCTTGTTGGTACGGGTTCATGTAGGCCGAAAGGTCGTCCGGACGGAACATTTGTGCGGAGCCTTCCGCCGCCGTCCGCGCTCCCGCCAGAACACCAGTGTCGCCAAGCGCGGTGCCTATGGTCCCAAGACCACTCTCCAGGGTTCCCGTACCCGTTGTCAGGTAATCCTTGTAACCCCCAATACCTCCGGGAGCGGTAATACCACCCGCTACACCCGTATCGCCATACAACTGTTGTTGTATATCACTGAGACCTGCGACTTCATAATCGGGAAGGTTTATAGACTCGTCGGCTAGGTTTTTTGCCGATTCAAGAAGGCCCAGCTTGATGGCTTCAATTTCTGGGGCTTCACGGTAAATTTGTTCTTGGATAGTTTTATCAACCATGATTAAGCCCTCATCTCAAAGTTACGCATCATGGCGTACATGTTTTTAGCACCGTTGCGGCGGTCTGTTTCAGGGTTTCCTGTAGGCTTTTTGGCGGCTCCACGTACCGCTTTGCCCGTCATAACAAATTCACCGTCCGAAAGCATGGCGGGAATGTCATCGGAACGCTCTGTTCCAGGTCCGTTGATGGCCCCATCGCGGCGCGGGAAGGACGCCAAACCGCCCGTTGCTGCCGTTGCGATAGGTGGAATACTTGTGGCATACGGATTATATTTCGGCATTCCTGGGGCATCTGCCCAGAACTTTTCTACTTGATATGTTTTAGGATCCTTTGCCATGGCTGTTCGATACAACTCCACGCCCGTATCCTGCCCATAACCTGTAAGCATATCCTCTGTGACTTCTTCAACAGGAGGCGTGTCAAACGCACCAAGGCCGTAAGCCGCACCTGCACCAATGGCAGCGGCGGGACCCCACTGTTGAAGCATTGTTGGTTGCGCGGCGGCTACTGCTTCTTTACCCGCTTTTTGGGCTGCTTCAAACACTGTAGCGTCAGATATACCTCTGGTGGCAGCTTCCTTGTAAATTTTATCCTTGGCAGCTTTCCGAATAATGTCTTCCGCAGGGGTTCCAAAAACGGTTTTGCCACCGGATTCAACAGAAGCTTCTGCCCACGGACTTAATTGACGACCAGATCTTAGAACCCCTTTATCCGCGTCCCATGCGGCCATGAAGTCGTCGGCCATGCCGCCTTTAACGTTCTCACCGGTTCCACCTGAATAAATATCTGCTCTAAGGGAAGGATCTGCTGTCTGAAGATAGGCGGCTTCCTGACCTTCAGGTGTAGCGAATAAAAAGTCTTTTGCGGACCCTACCTTGTCGTTTCCGGTAAAGATCTCCCCAAAACGTTTTCCTTGTGTTCGCCAATCAGGAGTAGGATAGCCCCCTATCCCAACAGTGTGACCCAAACCTTGTTTAAAGCCTTCAAAGCCTTTTGCACCAGTTGGACCATAGCCCATAGCCCCTGTAAGTCCTCCCGCAAGACTAGTTATGCCCCCACTTATCAAGGCATCTTTAAAGGAGTTCTTTAGACTTTTTCCAGATGCAAGAGAACCTATGCCGCTTCCTAAAAATGCGGCACCAAATTTTCCCGCACCAAAAAATTGTGCTGGGAGCCCCGGTATACCAAAAGCAGCAGCCGCTAACGGCAGAATAACAGGTGCGGCCTTCTTGGCAAAACTAACAACCTTCTTGACCGCCTTCTTAACGGCGCGGAAAATTTTCTTAAAAAAGAACTCCGGCATACCCGTAGCAGGGTTGATGCTGTTCAATTCATTGCCAACAATGAACTCTCCGGGGTCCAAGCCCATCTCGCGCATCTGCCCGAATAACAGTTCCTTGACCTTTGGGTTGGCCTCAAGAACCTCTATGGGAACTACCGTTTCACCTTCGGCAGCATGAACAACATAGACATCACCGTTGCGGCCATATTCCGCAAGTTTGTCTGCTTGTTCTTTAAAAGATCCTATGCCAACCGGAGCGAGGGCATAATCAGGAGAAACGTCCGCAAAGGACTGTAGGCCATTAGATAACGTCGTATGAGTTTGTTGCATCATTACGAAAGCTCCAAAACACTGGCAAAGACATAAATCTTTGAAGCCACATCACAATTTAAAATGAGCGCGTCGCTGGATTCTAAATTAAACGGACCAGCAAGAGACGTTTGTGCGAGAGTTCCAAGACTTATCTTTTCCAGCGTAGCTGTAACAGATGCGGAACTGTCGGTTATTTTAGGGTAAATTACTATAGTCCCAGAGTGACTATTATACAAATTTATGTTGCGTACAACGGCTTGAGTAACCCTTGTCGGATCCGTCTGAACGGCAGGACACGTGTAAATTGTTACATCCCCCGTAGAGCCCACCAAGCTCGTAATATTTTTATATGCAACCGTCATTACTCGTTAAACCACATAAGACCATGCGTTTCATCCTCGCCGCTAACAATGGCAGGAAATTCCAGCTTCGTTAGCGCCATTTCAATGTCCCTGAGTATTCGCACAAAAGTTTCCGGATCATAGTCTTCCGGTGCGTTAGGCATGGAGTGATCCAGTAATTTTACCATTAGCGCCGCCCGTCCGGACGCACTTCCAAGCGCAAATCACCCAGCGTCCATGAAAAGTCTGCTGTGGAACTTTCTATTCTTAAAACCGCTTGTCGGGCGCGGGCTCTTAAAAAAGATTGTTGCGTGGTGCTTGTGACGGCATTCGTGGAATTTGTAGTAAGGCTATCTCCAGGATAGTTCCTTGTTTTCACAACATAATTAACGGTTCCGGAAGCTCCTCCACTTGTATCGTTAATGGATACATCAGGAATCAACCGGCTAATAAACATGTAATGATCACCATCCGGAGCCAAATCAAAATCAGCGGATTCAATGAAGGAGTTCATCGCAGCCTCGTCCGCATTTTGACCATACTCTTGAAGGTACACGTAATTGACATCGCTTGCTGCACCGCAACCTCGCGGGTTGTCGTGGATGCCAAAATCAACCCAAGCCGTTCGGGCTAACGTACCAAGATCCCAGGTGCTTTCTGTAAAATTAAATTTTACATATCGGTCTATATCCGTGGAGGAGGCGCTTGCATAAAACCAGAACACCTCGTCAAACATCCTATTGGACGCGGCAAAGAACTTATGGCTTTGGGTCAAATTAATATCATCAAACACGTACCTGAGAAGCGTACATGGAATAACCTGTACCCGTCCTGAATAGACGTAGAAATTTTCCCGGTCCATCCAAAAGGCTTTGTCGCCAATGGTAGCTACCGCATTTGGACCCAAAATGGAGATGTTGTTCGCCAGCATGCTAATAGTAAAAGTATAGGGAGGACCCGTGAACCGCATGGCATGAAGAGAGGCATCCGTCCAGATGAGCATTTCCTGGCGCGTTTTCTGGGCCGACACTATTTCAGAGCCCGTGGCTAGGCGTTGGGAACCTGCGGTATTTGTAGCCGTAGGATACCAATCAAACGGATCTTCCTGGTCACTCCACCGCACCATCAAAAGATCTTGATCCGTCTCCCCAATAGGGTTGGCACCAAAACAAACCAGATGCCTGTCCGCACCGGAAAGCATCACCCGCCGCGTAACCGTAGGGGCGCTCGTTGCACCCGCAGGCCAATCTTCAAGACGTATGGCCCGTGCGCTGGTGCCTAACGTTTTATCCCAATAATATGGTGTGCCATCATAAGCATTAAAAACAAGGTCTTCGCCCCAGTTGTCCTGAGACCAGAGACGTATGTTGGAGCCTGCTGACGTGGTTATATCCGCAGCTTCGCCCCATCCTACAAAATCATGGGCTTCTTTTACTGCCGTTCCATCGGCGTGAGCCGCTGCCGTTGTTCCACGAACCTCACGGACCACCCCCGCATCCAGGGTCTGTGACGTTTTGCCCGTATACTGAATCAGTTCTTGCTCAATCTGAATCAGTCCGACATAGGTTGCGGTATCCCCACTCGTATGAGCCGCTGCCGTAGTGCCATCCGTTTCACGGGTCAAATCAGATAAGGTGTTGCTGGTGTTGTTGCCGTAACGGATCTTTTCACTGTTAATAAGAACAGTTCCCTGAGAGGGGAAGCTTGAAGAATCGGCTAAAGGAATGGAGGTACTCACATCCGTTAAGTTTGCTGTAATAGTAGTAGCCGCCGTATCAAAATCCGCAGCAGACGTTAAAATTATGGAGGTTGCAGAATCATTTATTGAACCATTAAGCGTGGTTTCCGAATACGTCTCAACAGAACCACCCCACAAACCGGCACCCCAGCCCGTACCAGGGACCACGATCCCAAGACCGGCACTAATCTGATAAGCTGCTTTGACGGCAGAGCCACCTCCCGCCGTACTACCAGACCCTGCGCTGCCAGCCGTTGAAACCGTATAACTGTTAGGATTAACAACAGTTAGTTTAAATTCCAGGTTGAGTTGGGCAGCGGTAATGCTGTCTGTTGTTGTGGCACCGGAAATTGTTACATAATCCCCGCTTCGCGCTCCATGATTAGTGTCGTTAATCGTTACAACACCACTTGAGGCCGTCCCCGTTACAATAGGATCCGTTCCCAAAGTTACTGTCTTTCTAAGGGGGGTTATGTCGTTATATGTGCCACCCTCCTCTATATAAAATTTAGCTTCTGTCCCTACCCCCATATACTTGGACGCATCTAAAGCGGCCCAAGTATGTAAGGATCGAGTTGTGCCAATAATAGTGTTTGAGCTAAGTTTGACCCAGCCCCCCATCTTCTCAGGGCGCCCTTTCCTAAACCGAATTAAATCGGAATCATACCAGCCGTTCTCTGCTGCATAGGAAGTGGATTCTCGATTAATTCCAGGCTTGAAAGTGACCTTTGTAAGAGGCATTAAATTTTACTAACCAATAAAGCAATTATTGTACCCATAGCTCCCAACAAAAGAGCCGTACCCGTCATCATAACTGTTTCAAGACGCTTTAGCCTTGCATTGACCTGAGAATATCTTTCCTCACATAAGGTCACATGCATAGCTAAATCTTCCATCTCACTCATCAATGGGCCAGTCATGCATAGGGGCGTTACCTGTAGCCTTTCCGTCACTATCGACAGGAACTACAAACATGGCTTCAAGGGCCGCAACATCCGAACATGCA